CCAGATAAAACGAACGTAACAGTTATTTCAAACCACAATGCCGAAAAGCCAATTTGCAGACTACCCCATTGCTGGTCTAGTGCTATTTCTACGGAAGGGGTTGAATGTTTAGAAACGTTAGGTCAAGTAAGAATGGTAACTAAAATGTTTCAGGGAACCGAATGCGTAGAAAATGAGCCAGTACCCCCCTGCGTACGCTTCACTACGCAACAAGTTATTGACGCCATAAACCAAACGATATGAAAATATACAAGCTAAAAAAAGATATACGACTTGACTTTAATGACAAGGCGTTTTGCTACAAACAAGGAGATTTATTTAGAGAACAAATTGATTCTCCACCAAATCAAAGGACGAGGAGATATTTTCATCCTATCGACGGTAGACTACCACCCATTCAAGGAGATGATAGTATAATGCAATATTTAGAGGACAGATGAGAAATCCATTCAAAAAGAAAAAGGCCCACCGCATACGTGGTTATAGCCCTTCAAAAGAAGAACTACAGGAAGAGTTCGACAAGCTATTAAAGCACCGAGTGGCTATGCGTTTTAAAGCTGAATTAGGCGAAGGGAAAAGCCCAATGGAATTTATGGAGTTTAGAGACAAGCATGGAGATAGGATAAGAGATGAAGAAAATACCAAACTCATTGCGGAACTAAAGGGGAAAGGATATTCCAGAGTCCATGAATTAACCAGACAGCCGGGGCAAGATATTCTTTTCAAAAAGATCATTGGGGGTAAGCATGAATAGTATAACACTTGAATGGATCAGCGGTAGCGGCGAGTTGTGGCTTGAGATAATGAAGATTATTTGCATGGATACGAAAGGCAAATCAATGATTGACTTAGGGGCGTATAAAGCGCCCTATACGCCACAACTTGGTTTTCTAAAAAGGACATATGTTGATATTCAGGAACGCCAGTTAGACTTTCCGGAAGAACAACAATATTTAGTTAAGTCCGACATGGTAAAGTATCTTGAATCTTACGAACATCATTTTCAGGTAGCAATATCCTCGGATTCTCTTGAACACCTTACTCATGAAAGAGGGCTTGCTCTTTTGGATGCCATGGAAATATGTTCGGATAAGCAGATTATATTTACTCCACTAGGGCCATTTGGAACGACCGACGACGGCCGCCCAGATAGTCATGCAAGCTCATGGACACCAGATATGCTACCGGAGTATTTGTGTATTGTATTTCCAAACTGGCATCCTGAATTGAACTTAGGAGCCTTTTTCGCCGTTCGATGCTCCGATGAAGAAAAACAAAGAATACATAACGAAATAAAAAATAAATATGTCATTTAAGGAACAATATCAACAAGCGGAAGTTAACGCCATGATATCGGCGTCAATAGGACTGTGTATAGATCAGGCGATACAAAGAAAGTCTAAGTTAACGCCATTGGCGTTGTCTGTCCCGGCTCTTAGTTCTTTGCGGATCAGGCACCTGATGAATTTGCTTGGCAACATTTCTTACAATTACCTAGAAGTTGGAGTCCATAAATCGGGGTTGTTCTGCTCAACCATTTGCGGAAATCCTAACCTGGGTGCAGTCACCGCCATAGATAGCTGGGAGTCAGACGAAACTAGTGAAGACAAAGCGGAAATTCAATTTGATGAAAATACGGCCATGCTCAAGCCGTTGAATACTAAGTTTTCGAAAATAAAATCCGATGCGTTTTCGGCTGATCTTTCGAAAGTATTAGGGCCTATTGATCTTTTCTTATACGACGCAGGGCACTCCTATGAAGATCAAAAAAATGCTCTTATATACTATAAGCCTGTTTTGAATGATTACGTTACCTACTGTTGCGATGATTGGACTTACGAAAGAGTCAAGGAGGGAACAATGGCCGGAATAGATGAAGGTGGATATGAAATACTTCACAAATGGGAATTGATTAACGAAACTCTTGGCGATGGACATTTGAACGAGGAATGGTGGCGGGGATATGGCGTATTCCTATTAAAAAAGAAGCCATGAGTAAGAGACTAGGGGGGACGCAATTCGTTATCGATGGACTGACCTACGATTACTGCTTTAAGGAATCTATTCAATCGATGCAGGAATTTTGCGACGAAGTCGTTATCGTAGATGCCGGAAGTCGTGACGGGACGGTAGAGGTTTTGAAAACTTTGGAGAATGAAAAGACAAAAATTATCTATTTGGATCGGGAAGAATGGGACAGCCTACATGGCTGGGCTAAACTAAACCACTTCTCTAACAAGGCGATTGCGGAACTTACCGCCGAATGGAATTTTTACCAACAAAGCGATGAGGTTGTCCATGAAAAATGCCATAAATCAATCAGGGAAGCCGTTGATTACGGAACTGCTGAAGCCTATCTAGTGAGCCGGATTAACCTTTGGAATACCCCATATGAAATGCTGAATGTAAAAGGGAATAGAAATCCTTGCAGTACCCAGGTAATCCGCTTGGCAAAGTCACAGTACATGACAGGCGGCGATGCGGAAAGTATCTATGCTCCAGCAAGTGGTGCTTACTTGGATCGAATAAGGATTTACCATTTCGGGTTTGTCCGTAATAAAGAGGTTCACGCAGACAAGATACGGAACATGCAAGCCAATGTTTTTGAAGTAGGGGTAGATAAAAAATTGGATGGAATGACCACGTTTGATCCCAGTAAGTGGTTCGGACCAGAAGACCTTTTGCCAGTACCGGAAATTCTTCCTGCCATCATGGACCAATGGTGTTTGGAAAGAATGTAAAATAATCATTAACTTAGCCTTATGGCTAAAATAAAGCGCACCGTTAAGAAATTACCAGAATACCCATCCGACCACAAGTTGGGCATCGTAGTTCCGGAAGGTGGCTCTGATTGTGCTAAATGCCATTTCTGGGATGGGAAGGATTGCGAGAACAAATACTATAGGGAATGGAACAATGGCTCGGGCGAAATTCCTGTTGCGCCAGAAAAGTACTGTTGTGATTTTTTTGCAACTAAAAAGTAAATACAATGAATGACTTGTTGAACCCTGGAAGTATTTGGATAGGTCCACCTCCAAAGGATGGAGCCATTTTAACTCCGCATGGGAATACTCTTGAAAAGGAAGAACCAACAAAAGACAGATTCCAGTGGGATGAAGCCACTCAAACTCTTAAACAAATTAACAATGGCAAAAATAAGAGTAATAAAACCAAAGGAGAAAGGCCAGCACAAGATTAAATTTAAGGTCGGCGGCCTTCATAAGTCTACAGGAACCGCCAGCGATAAGCCCGTTTCCGCCGCTAAACACACCGAAGCCGCAAGCGGCAAACTTGGCCCGTTAGCTAAAAAGCAAGAACAGTTTTACGAGAACGTATTGAAACATTGATATGCTCAAACACGTACAAGGGAAAATTGTGGTTAAGGTAAACCATGAACATAAGCGTAGGCACAGAATGGATAATGGTGAAGTGTTGATTCTGGAGAGAGGGTGGAATAACCTTAATAGGAGGGAAGTGAGTGAAGTAAATGCAATTGTAATTTCCGGCGAAGGATTAAAAGAAGGAGTTGAGATACTTCTGTCTCACAATGCGGTCCATGAAACTTTTAGGATTACTAACCACGGCCATTTGAGCGGGCAAAAGATAGCCGACCGTATAGAATACTATTCAATCCCGCAAGACAATGCTTTCTTCTGGTTGGATGGGGAAACATGGCGACCCGTGAAAGGATATGCCACCGCCCTCCGTGTTTTCAAACCTTATTTTGGCATCTTATTGGGAATAGAGCCGACGCTGATTAAAAATGTGTTGTATATTACATCTGGGAAATTGTCTGGGAAAATCGTCCACACACTTAGGGCATGCGACTATGAGCTGATTTTTCAAGGGTTAGATGGCAGAGAAAATAGAATCATACGTTGTCGTCATTACGAAGATGAAGACAACGAACGCGAAGAAATTGTCGCCATTCGAGATGATTTAACTAAGGAACTTAAAACCGGGAAACTATTAGTCGGCTTATCTGCGTTTGACGCTAAGCCTTTAAAAGAACTTGTTAATGCCTGAAGAACTGGACTATAAAAAACTGTATGAGCAGGAGCAAAAAAAAGTCGCATTACTGACTGAAAAAATTGCAGGTTACGAAGGCCCGAGCAAGGCAAAACTGTACTACGCTATCAATAGACAAGTATCTGACTTGGCGGATATGATTAATTCAAAAAGTTTAAAAAATATTGACATTTCGGATGGGGCGGATAAGAGTATTGATAAGATGAAAATAGTATGGGGGGCGGTAAAGTCACTTTGCGAAATTCTTCCATTGTTGGCGGTATCTGCCGGCATTACAGGAAACGAAAAGGAGGATTTGAAAACTCCATTCATTGAAACCATAGCTGAAACACGAAAATGAATATGTGGAATAGAATAGAATATAAATATGGTGAGCAAGTAGGGGAAGCAATTTTTTTGCATAATGTAGACAATAATGCCAAAAGGAGATTCGCCGCCTTTAGGTGCGTTTGTGGCAATAAATTCATATCCCAGATATACAAGGTGAAGACCTGCGAAACCAGAAGTTGCGGGTGCTTGCATAAAAAGGCAACTTCAGCGGCCAATTCTAGGCATAAGCTAAAAGGACACAAGCTTTACGGAGTTTGGAGCAGCATGAAGTCTAGGTGCTACACTCCGTCCGTTACGCAATACAAAGACTATGGAGGAAGAGGCGTGACCGTATGTGAAGAGTGGAGGGACGACTTCATGTCGTTCTTTAGATGGGCAATAGCTAATGGATGGGAAGAAGGACTGCAATTAGACAAAGATTTAAAAGGTGATGGCCTTATTTATTCCCCTTCCACATGCATGTTCATAACTCCAAAGTCAAATTCAAATAAAAGAAGGACAAGCAGGCTAATAACACATAATAATCAGACAAAAACAGTTTCCCAATGGGCTGATGATTTAAATATATCATTGAAAAATCTTTATCAGCGGCTTTCAAGAGGATGGAGCATTGAAAAATGTCTTAATGGCTGAAACAACAAAAATATACGGATCAACCATCTATCTGCCAGACCAGCCGCCACTTGAAGTTATCGACGGGTATGGACTACCATTAGATGATCAAGTTTGGGTTAGAAAAGAATTGCCAGACTATTTTGATAACATTTCATTTGACGAGGATAAAAATGCAATCTTAACTCCGCAGCAAAAGGCATATGCTACACTCGAAGTGCATAAATGCAAAAAAGGTTATTGGTATTTTAATAGAGGCATCCCAACTTATATAACAGGTAAAAACTATTTTTATTGGCAATGGTGGAAATTAGAGGATGACATCTACCCTGATGCAAGAATGGCCGATAGAAATTATTTTCTATTTCTGGAACACTGGGAAAATGTATTGTGGTGTATAGGAATCGGGAGAGGCAAGAAGCGACGCGAAGGGGCAAGCTCTCAGGCCACATCTAATTTGATTTACGAGTGTATATTTTTTACCAATAGCAATTGCGGTCTGGTCAGCAAAACAAATACGGATAGCAGGGAGACTTTTCTTGAAATGGTTACTTTTGGGTACAACCAACTCCCGGTATTCTTAAAACCAAGGCAACTAAACAGGGCAGATAGCGTAACCGAGTTGGTGTTTGCAGTCAAGATAAACAAGGGTGAAGTTAGTGGTAAGGGGATGCGATGTAAGGTGAACTACCGGGCACCAGTAGAAAATGCGTACGATAGGGGAAGGATTAGCCGTGGTCTTTGGGATGAAGGAGGTAAGTGGCCGTTAGATGTTAAATTCTCCAAGTTTATATCTAAGGTCACCAAGACGATGATAAAGGGAGCCAAGCGTGTTGGGTTTGCAGAATGCCCCTCTACTGTAAATGAAATGACAAAAGGTGGTGGCGCTGAGTATAAAAAGTTTTGGGATGCGGCCAATCAGTTTAAGAACCCGGGTAAGAAAACAAAGAATAGGTTTGTAACTTACTTCACCCCGGCCTACGATAACTACGAAGGGTTTATTGATAAATATGGCATGTCTGTTATAGACGAACCCACAGAAGAACAGTATAAATACCTGGTTGAAAAATGGGTAGTCAAAGACCCAAACACCGGCGAAACCATATCCGAAATTTCGGAAGAAGATATACAACTAGGGGCAAGAAAATATATCTACAGTCGGAGGGAAGGGCTAGATTCTGAATTATTGGAGGAAGAAATTCGTCAGAATCCCTGCACTATAAAAGAGATGTTTGAGGCGGCCAACACAGATTCTGTTTTCAATTCTCATAAAATACATCTTCGCCAAAGCGAACTTGAGGAAAACAAAATTCCGAAAAGAACCATTTTATACTATAGGGATTTGGATCAAATAGTAAAATGGCGGGATGTTGATCCAAAAGAAAATAGTTTTCATTGGCGATGCACAGACATATTAAAGCCCGAAGACGCTAATAAGTTTGTTATCGTAGATGGGGTTAGGATGCCGGTCCGAACGCATATCGGAGCTATGGCCGTGGACGGGTATAGCAATAGCCAAGGCGGTAGGAAATACGGATCGAAGGCGTCAGGATGGGTTGGGCTTAAATTCGACATACAAAACCCGTACAACACTGGTAAACCAATTCAGCATCTATACGGGCGTCCATCTACAAAAGAAATTCTACACGAGCAGGTAATGCTTTGCGCAGAATACAATTCGTTTTTGGTTTGGTACGAACACAATGCAGACGATTACCTGAGTTATTTTAAAGACAGGGGGAGATTGGGTTATTTGGGCAGATACCCGATGAGTACAATTGATCCAACCAAAAGAAAAGACCCTGACAGATTCAGGGGATTTCCAACTACCCCCTTCAGTTTAACAAAACAATTAGATACCGGGATAGCCTATGTCGAAAATTATTGTCCGCTAATTGACTTTGAGGAATTGTTGGCTAATCTTCTTTTATTCGATCCATACGACCGCACCGCCTTTGATACAGTGGTATCCTTCTTAATTCTTTTGGTCGTGTTGATGGAGCCTGACGCAAAACCGCCGCCAAGAAAAAGCCCGTTGGTAAAAGTGTATGAGAACCCTAATTACACACCAACGGTGAACTGATTTTTCGACTATTGCGCATGTGGGCCGAATGGCATTTTTTACAGTAGCCATATTTCCCTTTACGATTTTCCTCAATCGGTTTGCCGCATTTTGCGCAATTTGGATTACGACCCTTTTTATTTCTTGGCCTCATAATGGATGAACAAATATATAAATTAGTGGACCGTTCCACACAATGTGTTCCACGATTTCTTTTCAGATACTAACGCCATCTATTGTAAAGCATTAAATTTGAACCAATAATTCCACATTATTGGCTGAATCAGAAAAAATTACCAGCATTGGGGGCACAGAAGCCCTGAAGTACTTCCAGTTAATGGTGAATGTCAAGCAAAAAAGCGATCCGCTTGTCGGAAAGCAAATAGCTCAGTACATCTGCTCGACTGTTTTTGCTGGAATAGGGAGCGGGTATTTTTGGATCAGAAACAGCAGGTTTAAAGTAAATCGAGACTTGGCCGCTGGTAAGGTTGACCCTGTTAAATGGCAGGATAGGCTTGACTTCAACGGTAAGGTTAACTACATCAATCTGAACTGGGCGGCGATAAAGGTAGTCAGTACGACCATTTCCAAAATAGTCGGTCGATGGATGGGGCGGAATGAAAAGATTGTGGTTAGGGCGACGGATTCGCTATCCGAAAAAGACCGGATAGAAGGGTATCAACAGGCGGAATTTTACATGATGCACCGGGATATGGTCGCCCAATTGGAACAGGCGTCCGGCACCCAAATTACTCCCAAAGATCAGTTTATACCCGAAGACCCAGACGAACTTCTTTTATGGTCAAATGAATTGCAACGTCTCCCGGAAGAAATTTTATACGAAAAGGGAGTGAATGATGTTCTTGACGCCAATGGATTTTTTGACCAGAACAAGGAAAAATTACTACACGATAGCGCAGAAGTAGGACTGCCGGTCACTCATACGGAAATGGACACCAACGGGGTGATTGATGTGTCTTGGATCAAATCGGAAAACTTTTTCTATTCATGGTCGGAATACAATGATTTGCACGATTGTTCTTGGCAAGGGGATGCGATAGGAATGAAGATTACCGAAATCCGAGGTAAGTTTGGGGTTGAATTTGGCGGCCATCTAACGGAAGAACAGCTTTGGGAGATTGCTCAAAGCTCTCAGGAATACCAATTGTACGATAAACTCCGGTGGCTAGTTGAATGGAACGTAGCTGTACTACGCCCTTACGACGAATGGAACGTCCCCGTCGTCCGGTTCTATGTGAAGACCTTGGATAAAGACCCGTACACCTTAGTCCAAACCAAAAAGAACAAAAGCACCCTGCTTAAAAAAGGTGGCACTCCGGCAAAGTTGGCCGACAACGAAGAATACGTAGAAGACAAGAACATCAAAATCTACAAGGGCCTTTATATCAGAAGTACTGAAACTATTCTTTCGTGGGGCCTTTGGGAGAACATGATCCGACCGCAAGATCCAAAAGAATACGGCGAATGTCTGTTTCCGTACGCGCCGTACATGTACCAGAATCAGGATATGAAGAACGTGGCCATTCCGGAGAAGGTTGAAGAACCGGCGGATCAAATGATATTGGCGCGGTACAAAATACAACAGTGCGTCATGTCCATGATTCCGCACGGGGCCGCCGTGAATACGGACGCCATTCAAGAACTGGATTATGGGCTAGGTGATAAAAATAGACTGATAGACCCTGTTAAATTTTATCAGCAAACCGGGATGCTTTACTACCGTGGCAAAGATGCCGAGGGGAATCCTATCCCGGTTCCGATTGAAGAACTAGCCAATTCCGGCTTCATGTCCCAAATGCAGGGGCTTATACAGACCTACGAATTTCACTACAAGGTATACAAGGATGAACTTGGGGAAGATCCGAGCATATCCACACAGGCCGCTAAACCACGCGTCACAAGCGATAATGTACAATCCGCCATGCAAGCGGCAGATGAGGCGACCGATTACATGTACGATGCCTATCTCTACTGCATGGAAGGGACGGCAAAAAGGATTTCCTGCCTACTGCATGATAGCGTAACCTACGGGGCGGATGCCTATAGAAAAATCCTGAAAGAAGACAACATAAAAGGTAGAGCTTTTTCTACGGTCGCAAGAATGTTGCCGACCGATACTCAGATGCAAGCGCTCGACATGTTCATGCAACAGGCTTTGCAAGCCAACCCGGAATTGATTACATTCCTTGACCCGTTCAAACTCAGACGGTTGGCTATGGATGACGTTAAGTTAGCCGAACTGTACATGCGCCGGTGTCAAAAGAAAATGTGGCAATCTCAACAACAAGCCGCCGCCCAACAGTCCCAACAAAACGCGCAAGCACAGCAACAAGCTGTCCAACTTAAAGCCCAGTTAGACGCGGCCCATGAGCAAGCGAAGGCAGGATATGAAGCTCAAAAAAATGCCGATTTGAGTAAAGCCAAAAAAGAAGAATTGTTTATCCAAATGATATCTTCTATAGTGACTGCTGGGGTCGCCATGCCTCCCGGATTAGATCAAGTCGCAATGGAATTGTATAAAAATGTAGGAATACCGTTATTCGCAGAAAACCAGCAGAACCAGCAAGCCTTACAACAAGGAATGCAACAGGGTATGCAGATGGCAGCCGCGCAACCAGGAGGTCCGCCACAGCCCGGCGGATTACAGCAGCCACAGGATCAGAACCAACCAGACCAAGGGCCACCCGATCAGCAACAAGGACAACTACAAGATCAATCACTACAAACACAACCGCAATGAGCGTAAATATCACTAACACAACGGCAAGTCCAGCATTAGACGGCCAAGACGCGATTTTAAGTATGAGTTGGGCGGCATCTAATGCCAATATTGCCAATCTTTATGTCGGTCAAAAATGCGGGGTGGTGAGTTCTGGTAACTTAGGAACAGTCAGTGAAATTGATACAGCCGGAATAACAGTCAGGTGCAAACCGGCACAACCAAATTTAAGATTTGACAGCACTTCAACACCGGGTCAATTGGCTGCAAATGAGGTCGTCACGTTCTTTTAAAATAAATTATTATGATAGCAAAGCACGTTGATTTCACCAACCAATTTAATTTGGGGATCGGGACTAACACTGGCCTATTGCAAATTGACACATCTGGATTCGATTTTGTTATCGTACACTTTGTTAATCTCGCCGGGGCTATTACATTTTCAGGATCTAATGATGGCGGTGGTATTACGGGAGAGGCGCAAGACAATGCAACGAGTGCAACTAACTGGGTTTCGGTACAAGGTGTAAATGCTACAACAGGAGCATCCGGAACAACAGCCGCCACCAATACAATTTATAAATTTTCATCTGTAGCAAGGTATTTACAGTTTGATGGGACGGCTTCGACGACCTGTAAAATTCTGGTATACTTCGCTAAGATTTCACAAACAATGTAATTTTTATGGCAGACGAATCAACAGTAGCAGAACCTATACAAGGACTTCCCGGAATGCAAGTCATTACTCCATCTGGTAATTTATTCGATGATGGCGGATGGACTACGAATGCCCCAGAACCAACTAAGCCGACGGATGTAACAGACGAGGGAGCAGCAGCAAAGCCTATCGATAAACCAGCGGACAAACCTGCTGATGCTGACGAAATCGTTGATGAATTGGAGTATCTTGAAAAGCAAACTGGATTCAAGTCATGGGATGAAGTAAAGGCTTTAAAGACAGAAGCCGAACAGCTACGTTCGAAAGCTCAAACTCCTGCTGAAAGGAAATTTGCCAACGAAGAAAGCAAAATGTTGGCCGAAGCATGGGAAGCCGGTGAGACTGATAAAGTTTTAGATTACCTGAATACTCAACGTCAATTAAAAAAAGCTGTCGATCTCCCCGCCGCCGACGCCATTAAATTGCATCTACAGCAAACCAATCCCCACTTCAAACCAGAAGATATAGAGGATGTTTTCGAAGAAAGGTATTCCCTTCCCAGAAAGCCTGTGCAAAATGTCGGGGAAGAAGCAGAAGACTTTCAGGAGCGAATGATCGAATACAATACCCGTGTAGCAAAAGTGAACAGGGCTATTGAGCGGGACGCATTTACGGCTAAACAAGATTTAGCCAAACGAATTACGGAGCTTGTACCACCAGAAATACCCAAAAGACAAGAGCAAGAAGGGCCACCCCAAGAGGTTTTGGAGGCCCGCAAAGCATTTGTTGAAAATTATCGTAAAGAAGCGCCCAAGCAGCTAGGGGAGATTAAAGAATTTTCCACTACTTTCAAGGATGATGTAGCGGAATTTCCAGTGTCCTACGGCATCAAGCCTGAAGACCTTGCTCCCTATAAGGCTGAATTGGAGGCTTTCGCCGATAAAGGGCTAGATGTTAATACTTTATTTTCTAAACGCTGGATCAATCAAGATGGATCGGTAAACATCAAGCGAATGGGGGAGGATCTCTATTTGCTGGATAACCGGGACAAAATCTTTAAAAGCATTGCTACCGAAACCGGTATGCAACGTATGAAAGCGCAGGCGAAAATAAACAAGAACATCAAAGTTGACGGTGAATCCAAGGTTGTTCAAATGGACAAGACGGAGAAAGGTACACAAGCGGATGCTATTGATCAACTATGGAAACAAGCGTAATTGCTTAACAATTTAAAATTTAAAAATCATGCCTACAGGAATTCCTACAGGGAATATATTGCAGCCGGGCCAGATAGCATTAGCTAATGGCGCGACACAGGGGCTAGTCAGTTACTTACAACTGCTAACCCCTCAGTATTACAAAGATTACGTTGAAAAATATGGTAACGAAGACCTCACATGGTGGTTATCCACCTACGGCGGGATGGAAGAAGTTTTTAACCAGAACTATTTTTGGTTCGAGAATAGGGGTAAATTAATGCCCGGCATCCAGATCGCCAACAACGTGTCGGCTGCTGTCGGCGCTACGATTGCTCCGACCTTGGCTGCGCCTTTCCATTTTAATGGTGGGACACAAGCCCCACTAAGAGGCGGCGAAACGGTACGGGTGGCCTCTACAAACGTGGAAGGGGTCATTTTACCCAACTCCATCGTTACAACCACTCCGGGAGCCTTTACATTCCAAGTCGCTCCAAAACAGACCGGACAATCTCTTGCATCCGCCGGAGCAACGTCCTTGCTGACAAGCGATGTTCTGTTATTCGGTGGTCAGATGGACGTCGGCGAAGCGTCCGGTAGCGCATCCGCACTCGTTCATTTGGATCAGAAGTACAGCAACAATATCACTGAAATGAGGGATACGCACGCTGGCACCGATCTGGCTGAAATGACGCAGGTGTACTACACTGGTGGAGTGACTGGTTCGGCTGCTGTCCAGCAGGCTGGTACTTCCTTGTTCACTTACAAGTCATTGGTGAAGACAGAAACTAGATTCAAAAACGACGTAGAGTTTAAACTACTCCGTGGCGACATTCAGAACAACACGGCTATCGTAAATGCTAATGGGTACAGTTCCAAGGGTTCTCAAGGAGTGTTCCCTAAAATTGCCACCGATGGCGAAACAGTAGGAATCACTCCCGGAAATTTGGACATAGCCAAACTACATGAGATAACGAGGATCATGGACGTTAACGGCTGCGCAAAACAATGTTTGTGGATGCAGGACATCTTCTTGCGCCAAGACTTCAGCGATGGGCTGTTCTCTACGTACCCGGCAGGTGCATTTGTTTGGGGCAAGAACGAGGCCTCTGAAGAAGCCCTAATCAATTACGGCGTAAAGCACGTAAACGTCGACGACTACATGATTGGAGTGAAAAAGTATCGTCAGTATAATACTGAATTCACTACAGGTGTTACTCCCGGAGTAGATTTCTTCCGTAACTCAGGACATATCATTCCATTCGGAACAGCTCAGGACTACAATGACGCAACGAAGGTTTACAAGAACCTAACCGTTATGGTACAGAAGGCTCCGAAAGGCGGAACGCAAGGAAATGGAATCAGGGTCTGGTGTCATGGGGGGGGTAGCATGAACCCAACGGATGGTACCATGGTTGATTACGTGGAATTTATCTGCTACAGAGGTACCCGCGTAGTTGCTGCGTCACAGTTCATTTTCACAGAAGCGGCTTAGTATCAAGTAGTTAGGGGCCGTTAATTATAACGGCCCCTATTAAACGAAATTTAGTATCTTTAAGATAAAAAAATGGGGTTCATTTACAGGATAACAACTCCTTCAGGTAGACGATATGTTGGTCAAGCGCTAAACATACGGAAGAGAATTGCATCCTATAAATTCATGTCGAAAAATTATCACGGAAGAATTCTTATTCTCAGAAGCATAAAAAAATATGGTTGGGAAAAACACGTTTTTGAAATAATTGAGGAAGTCTCTAACGATATGCTGAACGATAGAGAGCGGTATTGGATTGAAGAATTTAGGACGCATATTTACAAGTACCCTAATGAAAGAGGGCTAAATATGAAAGAAGGAGGAAATGGAGAAGGGTCTACGTGGATGCACGATGTTGAACGTAGAAAAAACCATAGCAAAAAAATAAGCGGTGAAAAGAACGGATTTTATGGAAAGAAACATTCGGACGACGCTAAGACTACGATCGGAAATAAGGCAAGAAAAAGAAACTTGGAAGATGGGCGGCGGGTCCCGGAATGGGGAGCAGAGAAAGGGCGAGAAGCCATTAGGAAGCCAGTTTTAGCGTATAATTTGGACGGCGATTTTCTTAAAGAATACAAATCTGTAACTGACGCTGCAATTGATTTATGTATTGACGTTTCTTGTGTGGCAAAAGTTTGCTGTGGTAGGCACACCAAGGCAAAGGGATACATTTTTAGGTACAAGGACGGCGACATTAAAGATAAAATCAGCAACGCTGGACTGAAAAAGAATAAGGGGATTAAACGAGCAGTTTTGCTATTGTCGCCTTTCGGGACTATTATCAAGGAATACCCGTCCTCAATTGAGGCGTCCCAGGATACGAAAGTCAATTACGGAACCATTAAGTGGATCGCTAGGGTGGGCAATATGAAGCCATTATCTAGCGGCCACATTTTCATTTATAAAGACACGTACGAATCACTTAATTTGAATTAATTTTTATGTCAAAAGCAATTTCATCGTCAGACGCTCTTTTAGCAACTCAGGACGAAAAAAAGGTAGACCCGGTGTTTAAGGAAATCATGGCAAAAATGTCACCGACGCAGATTAATAGGCCGATGATTATTTTTAAACTGAGGAACGCACCCAATGGTAAAGTACACCTAGATGGCATCGACGACGTATTCGACCCGGAAACAAAACGGATGCGCCGGATCAGGCTTATTCGGGGAGCTACTACTATTTGGATGGATGAGCAGGAAAAGATGGACAAAGAATTCCTTCAAAAGAACAGGATCAGTATAACCTTTGTCGCCGGAAATCTCATCTGTGATGAGCTAAAGGACGAGATGATCGTGAAGGTGGCGAGGTTAATGAACGCCAATGAGGGGAACCCAAACCGTATACCCGGCAAAAAACGTTCGTTTTACGAGTGGGATGCGTCGGCAGAAGAAAGAGAAGCATTCGAAAAAGAACTGCTGGAAGCAAAGGTTGTGCAATTGGCTATGGAGCAACCGTTCGAGAAAATGAAAAAACACGCCTTGTATCTAAACCTGCCAATCACCAACGAGATGGGTCAGATTCGAGGGGAAGATGGTATCCGAGCGCTTTATCTCAGGGCAGCAAAAGCCGATCCTAAGAAGTTCAAAGAATCTTTGGATTCAAAGGAAGTAGAGTACAAATACCTGATCCGGAGGGCTATAGTAGACGCAAAGATTTCAGTTTCAACTACCGAAATCAAATATCCTACTGGCCAACTTATTTGCAGACTGCCGCATGGTAGGGAATCTGTGGACTACTTGGTAGAGTTTGCTATGTTGCCGACTGATGAATCAAAATCTTTTGTTGAACGACTTGAAAAAATGGCGTTTAATTGACGGCCGACTTTTCATATCAGCTTTTGTTGTATTGTGCGAACCAATTTCAGCGCGGGAATGTCGCTCCTAACAAAGCCAACTTAATCCTTCAACAAGCTCAGACGTCTTTTTTGGATTACTGTTTAGGGCAGATGCAGCAATACCAGTACGGAGCGCCACAGTCAAGAGTGGAATATGCGGTTAATGAAACGGCTCGACTTAGGTTAACGCCTTTTATCGGCCCAGTAAGTACATTGACAATTGATGCAACCGGATTAGCGCCGTACCCAACTAGCTTCGAACAGGTGGATGCCATGTATATGAACGTTCCGGCAAGGACAAGGATACGTTTCGTTCCACAACACAAAGCGCCGAACTACATAAGCGACCCAATCGATCCAGTTGACACCAATCCAATATACCTTTTGGAAAGCGACGGTTTTAGGTTTTATCCGAATGCGAATTTTGACGGGAACACGTTAGGGACGGCTTTAATAAGCTACGTGCAGACACCGCCTGTATTCAATTGGGCCTACACTCCAGACGCTAACGGTAGGCCGATTTACAACGCAGGCGGCAGTACTGGATATGCTTGGTATGATGTGGACTGTTTCGAGATTATCAGCCGCGCGCTACGCATGGTAGGGGTCAATCTGGCAGCACAAGAGATAAGTGGTTACGCTCAAAATATAATTGATAAAGGGCAATGACAAGGCTACAGCTGATACGGAGGATTTTGAGACAAGTATATGGCGGTCAACCGTCCATAGATAGTAATATCACAGATAATCTTGTCAACAATTGGCTCACAGAGGCTTTGGCAGCATCGGCGGTAAAGAACTATAGAGAGAATGAGCAATTGGATGGTGTGGCATATGTAAACAATAGTTTTTACACAACTTTTTTGGGGCTACCAGTTGCTCAATTCGATCAGTTTACGTATCAAATCACGCTACCACAAATACCAATAGGTATAGGAAATGTGGAAGGGGTTGGGACGTTGCAATTCATGGATACAAGCGGTAATATATCTGATCCGGCTATCCCGTTAAGCGAAAATCAAGTTGGGTATTACCAGAACATGCGGCCTATACCAAACAAGATACTTTTTTACCCGGAATGTATCTACCTATACGCAATATCTACTCTACAGCTAAACAACTTTACGGCGAAAGTGAGGATGATTAGCGGCGGTAATTCGGCTGATCTGAATAGTCTATTGAATGTCCCGGATGAAACGCTCAGTGATATTACGTCATATGTGAGTAAAATGTTATCTTGGGAAAGGCAACAGCCAAAAGAGGCTACGAATTCGGGGGCAGATGCGTAAATTTGTATAAAAATGGCCTACGTTTATAGACATATCAGACTTGATCAAAATGGTCCGTTTTACATCGGAATTGGAAAGGATAACGCTGGCGAATATAAGAGAGCCCACTCCATTTACATCAGAAATAGATACTGGAAAAATATTACGGCAAAAACAGAATACGAAGTAGAAATAATTATAGATGGAATAGAGTGGGATGAGGCATGCAACAAGGAAAAGGAATTTATTCAGTTATATGGAAGGCGCGATTTGCGGAAGGGTCCTCTTATCAACTTAACTGACGGCGGAGAGGGGTTTGCCAATTTGCTTATAACAGATGAGGCAAAAAGGAAGATGTCCATTGCCGGTAAAAACAGAAAACCCCCATCTGCCGAAACCAGGGCTAAACTTAGCAAACACGCAAAGGCCAGGCCGATAACAAAAGAAATGAGGGAGAAAATGGCTTCCAAATTAAGGGGTAGGCCGCAGCCTGAATGGCAAAGGAAAATACTCAGCCATGCCGCTATGGGCAAAAAAGTTCCTTGGTCAGAAAAGCCGATTTTGCAATACGGAATAGATGGATCATTTATAAAAGAATTCAAAAGCTCCACACAGGCATCCGCTGAACTAGGGATTAATAGAGAAAACATATCTTCATGTCTAACCGGAAAAAACAAACATGCAAGAGGATATATTTTTACATACAAGACATCGGCGGCATATCCGCATCAAATAGCTCCATTAAATGAAGCTAAATTGGGTGGTCAATTCAGAAAAAGGAAGGTTATAAATATACGCACAGGTGTAATTTACAACTCGGTCAAAGAGGCGGCCACCGCAGAAGGCATTAACCATAAGACATTGGGTTGTAAGCTTTGTGGAGTAAATAAAAACGATACCAATATAAGATACCATGATACGACCAATAAAAAATCAGATTCTTATTAAGTTGTTCCCGGGTGATGATAAATCTGCTGGGGGAATTATTGTTGCAGAAAGTTTCCGCGCCGAATCAAATAAGGGGAAAGTGGTCGCTTGTGGGGAAGGAACTAAAGACAGGAAAATGCAATTCAAGGCGGGGGATGTTGTATTTCGTGTGCAAGGGCATGGGGAACCACTGGACATAGAAGGACAACGGTATTACATGATGGATCAGAATACTATTTTGGCAACCGGTTAAAGTTTATGGTATGGCTATTCAAAAACAAGGATGGGTTACGGTCGAAACTTGCGTGAACGAATACCTAGACCGTAGTGAACAAAGCAACCACAAATATTTCAAGTTGTGGAACATAGCCTTTTCAGGTATGCAAAAAATGGGCATAAATTTCTTCTATCAGATACAAACCTTCAAACTACCAATCAATTCCAATTTTACAGTTAACCGACCGGATAATTATCTGAAATGGTGCAAGGTTGGAGTAGGGAACGCCATAGGGGAAATTATCCCATTGGACTATAATAATAAACTAAATCTTTTCGCGGATCTGCAAACCAATAGACTATCTCAAACTCAGGATAATTCGCTGTTCAATTTTTACTTCGCTAATTCCGGAATTTTCTATAACTATTGGAACGGCGATACGTTCGAAACGCTATATGGACTTCCAAGCGGTGGCCCATTCATTGGTAGTTTCAAAATGGACGAAACTAATAACCTAATCGTTCTGAATGATTTTTTTCAGTACCCATATTGTTTTTTGGAGTGTCTTACATCTCCGAAAGAAGGATCAGAGTATAGGGTGCCGGTTGACTTCGAGGAAGCCATGATTGCGTTTATGGGATGGCAGGATAACTTTTTCAAGCCATCCACTTCGCACATGCAGGGGGGGGATAAGGAAAGGTTGAAACACAACTTTTACAATGAACTTAGATTGGCTAAGGCAAACTATAAGCCTTTCCAACTTGAAGAGGCGTATGAATGGAATTTAAAGAATCAGCGTTTAACGATCAAAGCGTAATAAATGTTAGCAACTTACCCATTTAGAGGCCGGATGAACCTTGACGATCCCAGCTTGGTCGTTCCCCAAGGTGACCATGTTATGGCCCGTAATGGAATCTTTAGGGGTACAGAAGGACGGATGCGGTTCGAATCGTGTCTCGGTACGACACTTGTGCCGAACGCCAATCTTCCCGCAGGGACGAACGCTACAGTCGGCGTGAAATACGATCCGGTTAATGAGAACGCTAACGGAACTTTGAACCCTCGCGTGTTTTTCTTTAACCTTAACTCAAACGGCAATTCAGGGATTTATATTTACTATACGCTTACTGGAACATTTCAAACACTCGTTCAAGATAACACGAATACAGTTGGAGCGGTAACGGGTATCACAAATGCCAACCGAATTACCAGCATAGATTTACTTTACGGCGATGGCGTACAAGGGACACTTCTTTTCTATGTGGATTCAACGCTCAATTGCAGGAAGATAAATATAAATCGGCTTCTTGCAGGTGGTTATCCAACTGTGAAAAGCACTTACTTAAACGTTATCAAAGCGCCTCCGATACCACCTATTCAATGTTGTTACGAGAACGATACAACCGTGGCAGCAAATAATCTGGTTAACTCGCTGTTTAACTTTACTTGTACGCACATCTATGATGATTTCGAGCAATCCGTGTTAGCCAGTGCAAGCAAGCAGCCGTTACCAAGCGATCCGTTCAACCCGCCAAACACAGCCACAACTTCTGTCGCTAGTCCTTTCAGAAATGCCCGTATCGTTCTATACATTCCTACAGGAGATATTAACGTAACCAAACTTCGAATATACGCACAGCAAACGCAGTACGGGTCAACGACAGATTGGTTTATTGTTGATACTTTGGATAAAACGCTTTTAAATATTCCAAGCAATACTGTCTATCAATACTACTTTTATAACAACGGAAATTATACCGCAGCTGATCCAACATTCACAGTCTTAGACTACGATCAAGTACCGTTAGGAGCTAACTGCCAATCCTTACTCGATGGGAATGTGATTTCCTACTCGGGAATTACAGAAGGGTACAACTGGCTCAACCCAACCTTCAGCGTAGCGACTTCTAACGTAAACTTCCCCCAATATTCGGTCAATGGACTTTTGTTTTTTGCAGCAACTAACGGTATTTTCACCGGAAGCCAGCCGCAGATAACTGTGTATTTGCGTGGCGTTGGAGGGAATGACGGCTTTGGGAATCCCGTATTGCTGGAAAAAGTTCCAAAGACACTAACAGTACGGGCTAAATCTGGCGCAACAAATGTTAGTTTTTCATTCAACAATACCACGGGCGTTGTTAATAGCATTCTAGTTGGGTTACTAGCGGCGGCAAATGCGGCAGGCTGGGTAACCGTTGGAGCAATAACCGACAATACATTTACAGTCTATTACCCAACCGGCAACGTAGTGTTACAATCCTCTTACGTTAACCAACTTTTTTTGGACGAATCTCCTTACCCAAGTCCAATTTGTTGCCACTTTCCTCGGTCCGCTTATTCTTATGGAGTTCTTTACCGGGATGGCGACGGCAGGACAAACGGAACGATCAGCAATGTAACTGGAAATTTAGTGACGCAAGCCCCATCCGCCGGACAGATACCACAAGTGTCGATTAACTTAGCGGCCTTTCAACCGCCGCCGTGGGCTGTCTATTGGGAACTTGTCCGGACGGATACCCTGACCTACAACAAGTATTTAAACTGGGTGACGAATGCGGCTTGTCAAGGAACTGGGGCTGGCGTAAACACGCAATACGCTTATTTCGGTATCAACAACATCCAGACGTATAACCAATCCATTAGCGCAACGGAAGGCCCTGTTTCGTATTCCTTCACGCAAGGCGACCGGATCAGGATTCTAGGACGCTATGACCACAACATGAATTTTTACCCGTTGAATTTGGACTACGCCATCTTAGGGGAGGCGATTGATCCAATTGCAAACGGAATTTTTCAAAAAGGAACGTTCATACAGATTTACTATCCAACCTACGACATTGGGGCAAATCCAAACTTTTCATTTCCCATTGTCAGCAATGACGACGACTATCAAAATTATCTCGTACTGATTTATTCGTACAAACCCTATTCGACAACCAATCAAAATGTTTATTTTCAGGTTGGGCAACAATATCCCGTTGGAAATCCCGGATTAAATACATCCTACCATATCGGGAATGTAGCCGACAACCAAGTGATATTAACGGATGGAGATGTATTTACCAGACAACGGCCCGTACCATTAATCAATAGTTACTTCATTAATACAGGCAGTTTCGATCAGACTAGCCCATACGGAACCGATTGGGTGAATCCCGGAGGAGGGGCTGTCCCGATTGTTGACAACGGAATTTGGAAAATAGTCGGCGGCGTACAAATGGTAGCTGGCCTTTTACCAACACAGTACCCAACTTACGCGAATAACGATTTTACGATCTTCAATGAATCCACAACTTTAACACTAGCCGTTCGGTTAAGAGGGACGCAAACCATTATTGATAAGACCGATCCGAATGGTCAGTTCTCTAAATATGTGAAAGTTGTTCTGCCTGGTAACGTTGTAACAACTACGCAGATTGTACCCACACAGTCAGGAATCAACCCTCAAAATAGTTCCAACAGCAGCGCGGTAACGGTCACATTCGACGCCACTATTCAACTGCCGCCGCAAGGAAAACTTTGGCTGATAAATTACTGCGTCAATGAAATGCTGATTGGCGGGTACTTGTTACAACTCGATGTACTAAGAACGATTACGATAAATTGTTTCGACAAATCTTTCAGCGATATTTACGACCTTCAAACCAATTCGGATAATAAACCGAATGTGGTCAACGTCGAAGCGGCGCAAACCTATTACAGTACCTTATTCCGGTTTAGCCAGCCTGATATTTTAGGAACAGACATAAACAACTCCAACCGTTTCTATCCTGAAAACTTCGATGAATGGGATAAGTCATTTGGGGATGTTATGCGAATGCGGGTCAGGCAACGAGAACTTCGTGTATTTCAGAAAAGGAGATGCGGGCGCGTTGGGGTGTATCAAAAGTTTATCACAAATCAAAGCGCCAGCGTTTCGCTAATCGTTTCAGATACGATCATAACGCAAAACAACATCCAATATTTTGAAGGAGAATACGGGATAGGTGACGCTGTAGATAGTCTTTCAAGTTCTGGCTATCAGGATTATTTCGCGGACCCAATAAAAGGCGTATGGTGCCGACTTTCACTAAACGGCGTGGATAACATAAGTGAGGATGAGAAGGTGCAGACCTTCGCAGGCAATAACCTGCCCGTCTACCTGAATCCATATAATTATCAGTTTGGCGGGACATCGGCCATACTGTCCGCATTCAATACTCCGAAGGACAGGGACGCAGAAATACTCTTTTTCATGCAAGGTGGAACAAGCGGAGCCAATACGTTAACAGGCCAAACGATAGCCTTCAACGAACGGCAGAAAGTAGCCTACGGATTCTTTGATTACGCCCCGGATGCCGCCGTATGTGCTGAAAATAATTTAATTCTGTTCTATAATGGGAATCTGTATATCCAGAATAACAGCGGAAATCCGGCCTTAATATTCGGGAACCAATTGACACCAACGATTACCTTAGTAATGAAAGACCCAAACATCGAAAAGAAAACATTCTTGTCGGTCACAGAAACTTCAAATCAGGCGTGGGTATGCCCGAGCATCCAAACCGATACCTATTCGTATGGCACTACCTTGCAGTCAAGTAATTTGGTTGCAGAAGACTTCGCGCTACTTGGGACGGATTGGAACGCAGCGTTGCTGAACGATATAAATTCAATCGGAGGGATTATTGAGGGTGACGTTTTACAGGGCTCAGAACTAATAATCCAGTTTTCGGCATCTAATGCGGCACAGTTCGCTTACCTTGCATCTGTAGGAATCCGATACATTGACAGTCCACTAACCGTAAAATGATGGAACACAAAAATAAAATAGATAACTGGTCTCACTACTGGGGGATTGCTACTTCTCGAAAAGACCTGAAGGAGTTTAAAAATCTATTACAGATTAATGCAAATTCCCCACAGGTGGACCTATCCCGGCAGCAAGTTCCAACAAAAGACGGTATCAAAACTTTCAACGAATTGGTAAAAGAATTGGCACCGAAAGAAAACGAACATGGAGAACTTAATTGACGATAAGATAGACGAATTGGAATCCTATATGATGTATTACCCGGCAGTCAATTGCCCGTTGACGCATACATTCACGCCGGGTCTTTATACTCGTACTATTTTTATGCCAGCTGGAACGCTTATTACAAGTTTGATCCATAAAACAGAACATCAGTTTATCATATCGGCAGGGGTTGTTTTAGTGAAGATAAAAGAAGGTGAATGGAAACGGTTGGCGGCTCCGCACATCGGAATAACGAAACCGGGAACGCGCCGCATCTTGTACATAGAAGCCGACTGTTTATGGACAACCTGCCACGCTACAGATGTTCAGCCAGAGAATGAAACCGAAGAATCTGTTTTAAAAGCGGTCGAATTAATTACAGACAGGATAATTGAAGTACATGAAAACAAGTTGATCGGGGGTGTGATTAGGAACAACATTCTTTCACAACAAATTGAAAACCAGTGAGTTTCGTCGCTGTAGGGGTTACGGCGGGCGTAGGGATTACGCAGGCTGTTATTGGAGGAATAAAGGCCGGGAAGGCGCATCGGGAAATGGAGAACCTGAAGACGCCAACATATAGCGGGTCACAGCCTCTTTCTCAGTACTATCAGGAGGCTTTGAATAGGTATCAACAAAGTCCTTACCAATCTAATTTTTACGAACAGGCACAAAAGGCGGCTGGACGAAATGAGGCTACTGCAATAGGTGCAACAATGGATAGGCATTCCGCTGGAAACATAGGAGCTATTGTACAAGGCAGTGACGACCAAATGCAGAAAGCAGGTGTAGAGGCGGAAGGTTTGCAACGTCAGGCGTTCGGTCAGCTAGGTAGTGCGGCTAATGCGCAGACGGGAGATATTCGTCAACAGTTCCAATACAATCAAGAGGCCCCGTACGAAAAGGCATTCGGCATAGCACAAGGTAAAGCAATAGCAGGCAGCCAGATGGAGAATTCTGGGTTCTCTAATATATCAGGTGGTTTGGGAAGTTATTCTCAAATCGGTCAACTAAAGCAGTTGTACGGTGGCGGCGGTTCGGGAGGAGGTGGAGGGGCAAGCACGAATGCTTTTGCAGGTGGTGGCGGTCAATATTCCGCAAGTCCGGGATTGGCAAACACGGGTGGTGGGTACACTGACCCGGCAGGTGGTATCGGGTATATTAATCCAAACGGTTTCGGAGCAGGAGCAATAGCAGGAATATGAGAGGAACATCTACGGCAGTTAATCCAGCCGCCTATTCGGGCGGAACTTTCGCGGTGAGACCGCCGAACTATACCGCCTATTACATGCGGGCGATGATGCACCAACAAGCCAAGCAACAAGCCCTATCCCAATACTATGACAAACTCCAAAACTCTATAAATCCGGCAGGTGTTCGAGATATTGATTTGGACGGATGGAATCAGAAGGCAGACGCTTGGCAGAAATTTGGTATTGAAAATAGGGACGCGCTCGTTAATACAAGGTTGGACGGCGGTAAGGCAATGGCAAGATTTCAGTCTATGTACCGTGATTTACGAGGTGATGCTCAAAAATCAAAGCAGGCAGCTCAGAAAGAAATGTCTTTGCAAAAAATATATTCTAATCCTAACGAAGCTGCAAGAGCTACAGATAGCGATATGCGGTTAGTGAATTCGATGAGTTCGTCTATCTATGATCCGCAGCATTACCAAGATGACGGAGTTACGCCACATAACCTAACTGAATTTTCATTCAACGCGCCACCATACGATTATAAAATGCAAAAAGCGGTTGCTGCACAAGTTACCGCAGGGCTGAAACCAAGCAAAACTTTTGGCAAAGCGACCCAACGAGACTACGCAGCCGGTACGGAAGTTGTTCCTTTTACCTCAAAACATTCAACAGATAACCTGAAGGAAATGGCTAACAGGATGGGTGACCTATACGATAAAAACCCGTCTATGCAGCGGTCCTATGAAAGCGAAAAATTAGACCCGGATAAACTGACTTCTTTAAGCCAAGCATATAAGTCGGTATATCCTAACGACGATATAGTAGGGCCAGATGGTACACCAAGCCCTAAAAAAATAGCACAGGCGGAAGTTATCCGAGATAATTCAGCAGTAAATTCAAGTTCCGAATTGCACAATGTCCCCCGTATTCCCGTTGGTAGAGGATTAACGCAAGCGCAACAGAACCAACAACTAATGCTGAACTTAACGAATCAAATGGGGTCAGCTATGAAAGCGGGTAATTTAGATGAGGCGAATAGGTTGGCCGGAATGTGGTATTCTGGAAATGGGAAAAGCCAATTTCAGGGCATAGAGAGAGGCCCGATAAATGACCCGTGGAATTCCGGCGTTTCAAACGCTACTCCAAAACAAGGGTATCTAATTCGGCATGTGGACAAACAATGGGTGTCAGATAATGATCCAAGAGATCCGTCCGCCGGAAGCTATAAGGATGTACTCAATACTACGGAAATTGACCCGAACGACCCGAATCTAATCAGCAAATTGGCTAATCAGCATCAATCATACATGGGGAGTACTCCGGCACTCGAACAAGGGGTGGCTCACCAGATATTGAACGCGCCACCGGCAGGAACACCGGCACCGGCACCTAAACCAGCCACTGTTGATCCTGACGCTTTATTAAAAAAATATGCACCGACACCGCAATAAATGGCCGGAACAACAGACATATTAGAACCGGACGTTGACGAGCAGGAACCGCCTGCCCCGTCACCCATTCCCAACCAAGCACCACCGCCTCAACCACCAAGCGGAGGGCCGGGCCAGCAACCGCCTGCCAAAACGCCGACGCCCAACTACGGCCTAAAAGACGATGACAAGCAAAAGATAGCCCAGATTATCGTAAAAATGCAACAGGCGGGTGAGCCGGACAGCAATATCAAATCAGCAGTTAAACGGTTCATCGAAATCAATACTGCGCCGCCACCTACGCCGGTAGATAAAGGAATCCGGCAGACTACGCAGAATCTTAGCCAACCATTACAATTCAATGGTACTTTCCAACCTGATCTGGAAGGAGAAAAAAACGGGCTTTACCTGAACGATCCGGATTATCAGGCTCAAAAGAAAGACTTTGTTAGTAAGATAGCCACTGATCAAAATGGCGTTCTGCTTTACCCAGAACAGGATGCTAAAGGGAATTGGTCAAACTATTATACCAAGCAACCACTACAGAATTTCGATCCGCATAGTATGCAAGGGAAGATACTGCAAGTCCCGCGTCCTTATCAGGCGGCAACCGGAGGCCAACAATTTATTACCCCTAAATACGATTGGGATAGCAACTCTTACAAATTCCCCGGTGTTCAAACCCCTGACGTACCTACCGAACAGACTTTGCCGCAAGCGACTGTTTACGGTACAAAGAATCGGACGCAAGTCGCCGATGACAGGGAAAAATCTGTAAGGCAACAATATCCAGAGATATCAAACTTGCATGACTCGAAATTCGTAGACGATATTCTAGACAAAAATAAGGATAAGAATTTTGTTCAGCGATATCTTAATCCGTCTACATCTCCCGTTATTAAAAATGACGATGGGAGTGTTTCTACTCATAGAATGGCTTCATCGGATAACTTAGCATATCCTACGATAGTCCAGCAACCGGACGGGTCACTAAAGCAGTTAGGAGATAAAGAAGCATACCAATATGCCATAAAAAACAAGGAATACATTGCCTTTAAAAACGATAAAGATGCCGATTGGTTTGCCACTAATGGATATAAGTTAGGAACTCAAAATGGTCCTTCTGCCGGTAGTCCTACAGCACAAGGACAAAAAGCAACAGACGCATCTTTACCCACGCCGGTTAAATCAATGGTAGACGAATCGGATAAGCAGGGCGGCCAGCTAAGGAGTGTATTAGCCGAACATCCAGAACTAGCCAACGATATCAATACGACCCTTAATAAATACGGGGAACCTTACAAGCAGTCTATTGACGCCGGAAGTCAGGGTATGGCTAATGTCCTGCAAAAAACAGTAGAGGATAAATATAACCTTAATCAACCGTTACCCTCTAATGTCGATCCGGATATCCTAAACGGCCATTTAAATGTCCTGAACAACTTCGAGAAGAACAAGAATGAGTTTGAAGGCCAACAACAGGAATTGCAGCATCAGGCCGATTTATTGACGGATCGGTCTAAGAGAACAGGGCAACCCGTAAATCAAGATGACGCCGACCGTCTCGCACAGAAAGGAGCGCAGAACTTGCAGCGGTGGAATGCTTATACCAAATCAGTAAACTTTTCACAGAACTACATCAACCAACCGGAGGTAAAAAACTATCTGAACGAATTTCAGAAGCGGCAACAAGGTATCGGATTAATAGACGAGATTCGTCAAAGGTCTTTCCCAGATGACACTAACGCACAAATAAAACAGGACGAATACGACCGGAAAGCGATTGAAGGGAATACGAATGTGCTGGACTATCTAAAAACAGCGTTTGGCTCAGCCGGAAAGGGATTTGCAAATATAGGTGAGACGCTTGCCAGTCTACCCGCTAAGTTAGGTGTTGCGCCTGCCGGGTATGGTGCATGGATACAAGGATTAAACAATAACACGCAGCAATTCCTAAGTTCAAACTTACCAGCCATTTCTCCTGTAGCAATGAAGCAAGTGGAGCAACGCAAGCACGGATTAGCTGGATGGGCGAATGATATTGCCTCAACCATTGGCGGATTTGCCCCGTATATCATTCCGGGATTGGCAGAGGAAGCCGGAACGGCAAAAGCCTTGACGTTTGCTACAGCACTGGCCGAAAGCCTGCCTACGGTTAGAAAGGAGGCTGAATCGGCCGGGCTAACGGGCGCGGCTTATAATACCTATCTAGCAGCAAAACCACTCATAGGGGCGGCGTTTATGACCCTCCTTCCTAATATAAAGTTTGCCAAAGGGTTTGAAAATGATGTGGCGGAAGCGGTGGTGAACGGGGAGGCAAATAACCCTAAAAAGATGCTGCTAAACTTAGCGTCTAAGGCCATAAGGGAGCCGGGAGATATCGCCCACCTGCAAGCGATGTTAACAGGAACAAACTTGGGTAATGCGGTGGTCAATCAGGTGACAAACGGGTTACAGGCAAAAGAAGACTTACAACGCGGCATCAGTCGGAAGAATGGGTTATCTACTGATATATCAGGAGCCTTCAATCCAAGGCAAACGGCCGTTATGGCGCTGGCCGGTAAAGCGCTCGAAGCCGTTCCAACATTAAAGAATGCCGTCGGAGACTATCAAAAAGGTAAAGAAATTGCAGAGACTTACGGGCATATTCAGAATAACTTGGTAGAATTGGCTGCTAATAATATTCAGGGTGTGACAGGTCAAGTTGACAAATTGTTAAAGAAAGACCCCGGAAACATCTACGCCCAACATTTAAAGAATACGCTTGAAGATTTTACAGACGCACAACTTAGGATGCCGCAAGGATTGGAGCCAGAACAAAAGGCTGCATTATTCAGTGTACAAAATCAGATTAGCCAGATTAACCGACAGATGGCCTATGCCGATCCGGTTTATAAACCGCATCTTCAAAAAAACATCGACGAACTAAACAAGCAAATTCCTGAACTACTCAAAGACCCTAAAAAGGCCAACGACTATTTACAGGATAGCCATAACGATTTACTGGATCATATTCAGAAACCAGATGAAAACAAACCTGCAAATAATAATGTAGATGCAAAAGGTAGACAAAGAATTATTTTAAACCATTTGTTAGATAATGAAGGGGATATTGACGGAGCTTTTAAAGCTGCTGGGTATAGCAATAAAGAGGGTTTTTGGGTAGAGCCTGGAGCGGAACGTCAATTTAGTCAGTTAAGCCCAGAGACAAAGCAGGTTTTAAAGCAAAATGGTGTAAAATTCATAGGCAACTCGACTGGGGCAAGAGAAGGAAATGTAGCCGGAGCCGCCGGGAATATCCAACATGGAGACCAAAGTATAAGAGGCATATACCTAACCGACCACGGGGAAAATTATGCCGGTCATGACCATAACGCCATTCACGAATTGGGTCATTCTGTTTGGGCTGATTTACCACAAGAAACAAGAGATTTATTTAATGATGGGAACCCGTTAACGGAACACGGGCGTAAAGTTAAAGAAGGATCGGGAAAGTATGGAGAGGTATATGGTAAAAAATCAGGTCAGGTTGGTGAAGAGGATTTTGCAGAACAATTTGCAAAAAACAAGGGTGACCTAGACAAAACCATTAAAGACAAGAAAGATCAAAATATTTCATCACCCAAAACAGAAGCCAATGGCAAAACCACCGAAAATGCCCAAACCAAAGGGGGGCAAGAAATAGAGAAACCAGAAGGAGCGGCTGACGCGGGTCAGGTGGGAACCGCTCCTTCTATAGAATCTAATCCAGCATACCGTACACTAGACTACGGAGACAACAAAGGAAAGGATGAGACGCCAGAGGCAAAGGATCAGATTGAGAAGGAGATTTTGAATAATGAGCCGGTCGGTAAGACGGGCGAAAAGTTAAGCGACTTAGTTGGCCGCGTCATTCCAGAATTCCAAAAATCATTAAACGAAGACCCACACAATACAACTATAGTCACCCATTCGTCCGTTATAAAAGCCTTACACGTATGGGAAGAAATGGGTAGACCGGATGTTTCCGAAATAAAAGGAGACAAGCTAAAAGAGTTTGCACAACGGTACGTGGATATGAAACCAGAGGCAGAAGGGAAAGTACATACATTCACCGGCGACAATGGCAACGATATAAAAGTAGTCCGGCACGGCGAAACCAAAGACAACAAAATGTCTGAGTTCCGTGAAGATGACACGCAGTTAACCGATAAGGGTCAAAAGCAAGCGGGTAACGCAGGCGACAACCTGATAAAAGAAACAGGCGGCAATATTCCGAAATTGATCTCGTCGGATATGCCGCGTACATTGGATACATCTGAGATCATCAAACAAAAACTTCAAGATCAGAATAATACGTTAGTTCACTATGGAAATGAGGATGTTAAGAACATTGACGAATCAAAGCTACAGGCGAGGGATAGCGGAGAGTATGGGAAAGGGTTCTATGTATCTAGGAATGAATTAAATCAACCTTATTATGGCAAAGTAAAAAGCTATTTTGAAATAAAAAATGGCGCAAAAATTCTAAATAAAAAAACTTTTGATCCGGAAGATTATAAAAAATATGTAGCAGAATTAAATGGCCATAATTACGAAGACATTCAATCCAATCCAGATAAATACGGAGATTATTCGGACCTACTGAAAATAGATAATTTTGAAGATGCTGTTAGGTATGATAGAAAAGGCCTTAATGATTATGCCAGAAAAAGAGGCTTTGATATTTACGAGCCAAGAAAAGACGAGGTGGTAGTATTAAATTCAAAATCAATAAAATCTAAACAAAATGCCATTTCTCAGTCGTCAGCAACAAAAATGGGCATTCGCGACGAATCAGCCGTTCGCGAAGGAGTGGGCGGACAAAACGGATCAGAGCAATCTACCGAAGAAGGTAGACAACCCGGACAGCCCAGCGCAGAAGAAAAAGGTAAAGATGCGGGTAAAAAAACAACGGGTATAGCGCAGCGTGTACAAGAGAAATTGGGGTTAAGGAAATATGAGAAAGGAAAAGGATGGTCACCGGAAGAATCATTTGCTTTTGGTAAGGAGGCTATTGCACAAGGTATTGATCCCATTTCTGCCTTGACAGATAGGGATTTGGATTTGGATCAAAAGTTAGCTATTGCGCAGGCCCACAACTATACATTACATCAGGTAATAGAAAAGGCAGAAAATGATCACGGAATTGATTCGCAAGAATATAAAGACGCTGTAAAAGCGCAAGACGATTATTTGAAATCTATTCAACCATTAAAAACTCAGTCTTCAAGGGCATTTTCTGCTCAGAAAGGAGAAATAGAATTAGATACAGGTAGTTTTACGAGTGTTAAAACGGCGATTGAAAAATCAACCGGCCAACCACTTACTAAAGACCAGAAATCTAAAGTAATAGAATTAACCACTGCGAATAAAAGTCTTCAATCTAAATTAGACAGGGCCGAATCTGATTTAAAAAAAGCTACCGACGAAATATTTGGTCTAAAAACAGCTAAAGTTCCGAAAGCTAAATTATCCTCACAATTAAATAATATAGCTAAAAGACTTCGAACATCTTCTGAATTCGATGATTTTTTAAAAGGTCCATTGGGAGATGTTCAAAAAATGGGTGTGGATTTACCCAAACTAAAAGATATAGCAGCATCTATATTGGAAGGAGCGGCAAAAGCAGTTAAAGCTGGAGAGGACGCATCTGAGTTTATTAGAAATGCAGTTGACAAACTGAAAGAAGATATTGGCAAAGATAAATTAGTAGATGCACTTCATTCGATAGGAGAAAAAGCCGGTTTGTTTATTAAGGAAACGCCGGAAGAAAAAAATATTCGCAGACTTGAAAAACAATTAGAGGATATTCAAACAGGTAATTCAAAAAATTCACCAGAAAAGAGAGAATTATCTGAACGAGAAAAAGAATTAAAAGAGCAAATAAAAGATGCTAAAGATAAGGCTGGATTGGTTGCCTCAAAAGCAGAAAAACCACTAACAGAACATGAAAAAATAGAAAAAGATTATAGGGATAGGGAAGAGTTGGCATCAAAATTTGTTGATAAGAAAGGCAATAAATTCACTCCAGAAGAGGCATCTGAGATATACGACTATATGAAAAATAAATATCTAAATAATGGGGTTAATTTTAGAGACGCAATTTCGCATGTGTCTAACGATACCGGCCTGTCTTTTGAGCAGGCAAGCAACGTCATAGTGTCACCAAAGACAAAGTCAATATCCGACGCCATGTGGAAACATCAATATGATTTGGAGAAAAACAAACAAGCAACCCAACGATACGTGAACGAGCAAGGAAAAAGTCCTGCAATTAGGGCGTTTAAAAAGTTCGTCAATGCGTTTAGAGAAGAATCTGTATTTGGTCATGGTGGAATATTCGTTGGTACACATGCCGGTATGACATTAATGGATTTGCCAAGAGCAAAATACACAGTATCTGCCTTTTTTAAAGCATGGAAATTGGCTTATGGGAGTGATGTATATTACCAAAAATCTGTATCAGAATTAAAGGGTTCAGATAATTATAATTTAGCTCAACGATCCGGGTTAAAAAACAATCCAGATGTAATTAACAATGATGCTGAAATAATAGCTCCAATTTTTGGGAAACTTTCAGAAAGTGGGAAACGTGGATTTACTGCCATTAAAATATTAAGACAGGCACTATTCGATTCTCACTATAATTCTCTGTCGGCAGACGAAAAGTCTGATGATGGTTCGGCTATCGCTATAGCGAAATTGGTAAATAACGCTACCGGAGCTTCTAATCTTAATATACCAGACTGGATAAATGAAGTGACATTTGCCGGAGGTATGGAAGTATCTAGGTGGGGTAAATTAACAAGAAATCCAATACAAGCCACAAAAACAGCCATCCAAGCTATGGCCAATCCGCAATCAGTATCCGTTGAAGATCGTGTATTCGCCAAAGTATGGGCAAAAAGAGTAGGAACAGAATTAGCTTCGTACACTGGTCTATTGGTATTAAATGCGGCCATTCAAAATTATTTTGCTAATGATCAAAAAGATAAAGTAAACTTGTTCGATCCGACTAAGCCAGATTGGCTTAAAATGAAAATAGGCGGTACTACATTTGATTTTACATCTGGAATGTTGTCTACTATGCATTTTATCGAAACAATACTCCATATAGCTATTACGGGTCGCTCGAATGCTGCAAAAGAGATCATACCTGGGAAAAAACCACCAACTCCGAATGAACCAACTTCTTTTGCGGAAGCCGCCTATAAATATGGATCAGGCAAGCTATCGCCTTTTTACTCTGATGTATTAGAGGCTTCAGTTAGGCACGATTACAGCGGAAATACAGTCCCGTGGTCAGACGAGAAGCCATTATATTCGTATAGCCACAAAATGACATGGCCAGAATATATAGAAAGTAAAGCGCCTCTCCCAGTAGCGGAAGGGTTTAAAACATTTTATGATCAGGCCAACCAGCAGGGGGTCAAAAAAGAAAGATTAGACGAGATTTTGACATCCATTATGCACGGAGCGATCAGTGGAGGAACCGGCTTCAAATCTTATGAAACAAATGAACCGCCAGCGCCGAAACCAACCGGCCACCACCAAAGGCAACACAGATGAGATTTTTCTACGATATTGATCCTAGCGATCCCGGAGGCGGTGGAATAGTAACCCCACCTATAGCCAACCTTCCGACGACTGCGGTCGCCCCCATAACCGCCCCGGCACCTACATCAGTTGGCCCTTTACCTATTAATAAATCCGCCCTTGCAACTCCAAATCCAAGATTAATACCACAACCAAATTACGCCGATCAAGCATCCAGAAATAAATACCTGCAAACTTGGCAACAACAATACGGTCCACTGGAAGGGAGAGGTGATACGGTTTTAAAAACGAACGAAATACCACGTACCGGAACGGACACGATCAAAAATATCTCTACGGCTATGGGTAAAAAATATGGGATAGACCCGGCTTTATTATATTCATCCGCTATGGAGGAAGGAGCTAGTGGGTTGTTTAAAAATGCTAACGGTAAAGATACCCAAGGCAGAAGCCCCGGACAGCCGGGTTATCAAGATTATTACGGCGATAAAGATTTTCCGATCAACGGCGGCCAGAGCTTCGGATTCCAGACATTCGCCGAACGCTTTCCAGACCTAGTAAAAAAAGGTTACTTGCCATCCGATTTTGCCAAGAATTTCAGGGGGACAAAAGCATCAGCAGCCGATCCAGACCCACAGCACGATGCCAATAATTTCAAGGATGTACAAAGCGCAATGGAGGCCAAAGCCGCCCTATTGAAGTACCATTACGACGACATAGATTCGTACGCCAAGCAACGGAAAATAACCTTATCGCCTAAAGCCAGAGACTTTTTTGCAATGGCCGACTATAACGGAGGGGAAGGAAGCGGCCACCAAATGCTTAACGACTATTACAACAATGGGTATTTAGAAAATGATAAGTTTCTGGATAAGCGCCCAACATCCGGCAAAGGATTGAGTGCATCATCGTATGGCCCGACGGCAACAGGAAATGAGGGGATGTACGCCCACATCGCACGGAGGCTAAAAATGGCCTCAAACTTGAAAGAACAGGCACTAATTGAATGAAATATAACAAAATTTCAATAATTTCGCTAAACGTTAACAAATGGCTTTAGTTCCTTCGTTTACGGTGACGCCTTTAGGGAACGGATCATCTTTCGTGGTGCAGGACACAAGCACTGGGTCAGACGGAGCTATCACGGATAGGCAGATTCTTATTTACACGGCGGCTAATGTATTGTTGGTGCCAGCCATTGACTTCCCTCTTTCTGCCGGGGGTTCAACAACGATTTCACCGCTCACCACAGATATAGCCGTCACTATTGTATTAAATTGGAACAATAGTTCAGGAGCGGCCATCTATACGTATAATCTCATCTTCGCTTTCGTGCAGTTTGGGCTTTTATTCCTGCAATCGCTTACTCAAACTCAAATATCCAACCCGAACATAATCAACGATACGAATTGGATCAGCAATAAGTTGGGCATTTTCTTGGAGATTCAAAGCGCCTTGAATGCTATAAACGTTGGACAATCGGTCGGTTCGGCCCAATCCTGTATTAATAGATATAATTCCGTCATTGCGAACCAAAACATTATTTTCTGATGCCTTCGCAGTTTTCAATATCGCAGATAGAATCTTTTGCCTCCATTTCGCAGTATTTGGCCAGCAATGACAAGTCCTCATTAATGCAACTACAAAGCGGATCGTACATAGGCATCTTACCAAGCCTTTTATATATGGAAGGAACGCTTTTGCAGAATATGAATAGCCTTAATCCAAGTAATTCAACACTTCGCGGGACAGCCGAATACGTTCTATCTCTTTGCGGAAAATACTTAGCACAAGCTATAACAATAGTAGGCAACCTGACCGGCTCTAAACCTGTCATAAGCAGCCCTGCTAATGAGAGTACCACAGTTGGTAGTTCTGCAACGTTTACTGTTTCGGTTACGTCGGCCACGCCTTATGTAGCGCAGTGGTATTTGAACGGGGTTATCATACCAGGAGCCGTTGGTCTTACCTATACTGTTTCTAATGCTCAATTATCTCAATCAGGAAATTTATACTCTGTTATGGCTACAAATCTTGCAGGAACCGTTCAATCAAATCAGGCCGTTTTGACCGTGACGGCAGGAATCACTGGATACTTATATTATACACCAATGAATCCGGGTCCGACGTTATTGGCGAATAGCGATCCGTTCTCTTATCAGATAAATTTCCCTATTACGCACAATCAACCGTTGTCGATTACCTTAACAACTCAGGCAGCAAACAATCAGTTCTTGGTCATCAAAGTGCCAAGCACGGAATCCACAAAAACGACATGGTATAATACGGCATTGAATAACGGGGCTATACCTGACCTTGTTTTCGAACCAATGGTATCCTTTGGTGGGTGGGATTATTATTACACAGCTTCTTTAGTAAGCCTCGATCCGACACAAGTTTTGACGCTTACCTAAAAAATATCATTATGAAACAACGCCTTCTATTGGCACTCTTTACAGTAATCGGTTTTTTTGCTACCGGGCAAAACGTATACAATCCGTCCAATAGCGGGTATTTTACTCCGTCAAATAAGCCATTCGCGGTAGCAACGGCGTCTCCTGATGGAGGCAGGTCGATGAAGTTGGATAGCATTAACCGATTATTTCGTCCATTCAATGGAGTAAGCGAAGTGTATTCCTATTTCCCGGTCGGCTCTCAATATCGTCAAGGAAATTTTATCATAGTTGTAGATAGCGGTGGCACTCTCCAAAGCAACGGCACCTATATAGGGGGAAGCAATACTTTTTACGAGTGGAAGGATAGTTTTAGCAATGCCGGTCTGATAAAAATGAATCTGTTTGGGGTTGGTGGTTGTTCAGGATGCCTACTTGCTGCAAATAATTTATCTGACCTATCCAACGCATCGTTAGCTAGAAGTAACTTAGGTTTAGGAACTATGGCTACGCAAAATGTAGCAGCTGGTGGCGATCTTTCAGGAAACTGGAATAATATTACCGTCGCCAAATTCAACGGTCAACTACCATCTTATTATCTAAACTATGCCAACTTAACCAATACGCCGCCAGCCGTAAGCCTTACCACTGTAGGAACAAGCGGATTAGCCACATATAATCCAACTACAGGCGTTTTAAACATTCCAAACTATACCGGAGGCGGTGGGAGTTGCTTAAACTGCAATGCGGATACAATCGGAAACATACCATTAAACTTTGTTAGCTTCTGTAACAACTGCGTATTAACGTTAGATAGTACGGCTGGGTATGCGTATTGGGCACCGTCTACTGGCGGGACAGCTTCTTTGCCTCCAAATGGAGGAAGTGGTTTTAGAATTTATTCTCCCCAAATTCCAGCCATCCGCTCACTAGTTTGCGCATCTGGATGTACGATTGATTCAACGAGCAATACAGGATCGTTAACGTTTACTGTTACCACCAGCGGGGTCGGGACGGTTACCAATTTTTCGGCGGTCAATATCACCGGGTTTGCAACTCAGGGCGTAACGAATGCAACTACCACCCCACAGCTTACTTACACTCTTATTAACGCACCTGCCTACAACGTTTGGGGAAACAATACATCCTCTCCGGGGGCACCTGCCTATTTTGCCCCCAACTTGACGATATTAAACCAATGGGCCAGCGGGTCAATAGCTCTTTTGGGAGCTACGCAAACCTTTACAGGGTCAAACACATTTAATGGGGGGGTATTCTTAGGATCATCAGTTGGGTTCTCAGCGGATAACACGTATAATATAGGGTCTACCTTAGATGGAGCAGCCAATATATATTCCAGAAATTTACTGTCAACGTCTAATTTACTATTGGGCGCAGGGGCCTCAAGTTCCATAACTTTTGATATCAATGGCGTCACTAACGCGCAATTACTCAGTACCGGCCAATTGAATCTTACGAAGTATACTACGCCTACTTCATTTACGGGTACGGCTACCTCAGTCTTAGAAGTTGACGCTTCCGGAAACATCATACAAGGTCCCATAACCTATAACCTGTATGCGGTGGAAGGGACATCTCCGATAGGAACACATGGAGATTCGGTTCAGTTTGGGGGATCATTGGGAGCGTTCTTCCAGCCGGATACGCTGTATACAAACGGGCAACCTTTTTATGTTTATGGTCTGCCTGATACCGTTGCCACCAATTCGTCAGACAGTGTTCCTATTCTTAATTGGAATCATCAAATGAAACTGGTTGCCGTATCGGCGATTGGTGGAGGAGGTGGAGGGGATGCTATCACAAGCCCGAATGGTTCACTAACGGTGGGAGGTACATCCACGAACACAACTCTTGATTTAAATTTGGGCTATTCTCCAACGCTAACTGGTGCATGGTCCTTTAATGGAGGCATCAATGTAGGGAGCAATATAGTATACACCGGAACAACGGCTACCTATCAAATAGGATCGCTTACTAATTTGCCTAATAAAATATATACCCGTAATATTATTTCTGATGGAAATTTGTCACAAGAAGCATCTTCAACTGGGCTTATCAACTGGGCGTTTAACGGGGTTCAAAAAGCGCAATTTAACTATACCGGTCAGTGGCAGTGGGGTAATTATGTAGCCACCAATTCATTCACTTTGGGCTCTCCGGTGGGCATGCTTGTATTTGATGCCTCCGGGAATATAGGAACACAATCGATAGGGGGCGGGGGTTCAGTGATCGGTGTTGGCCAGATCGCTGTTACCGGTTCAGATAGCGTTAAAAAAGCGGATTCCGTCTTTTTCCGGGGGTTGGATAAGAATGCAGGGATTGTCATCGCGGGAAATTCATTAAACAACTTAGGCGAGCCATCCCCGGCTTATGATACAGCGCAAGTCATCTCGACAAGCCTTCCGGTTGTCAGGATGCTATATACGGACGACACGCTTGGCGTGGGCCAGCAGAATTACGCCGAATCCATTGACGGTGCTCCCGGAACATGGTCAATCGTTTACGACGTTATTCCTGGGCACTACCGGGGTTGTATGGTAAAAAACGGAGGGTATTATATGTACTTCGGGGTCAATACGGCAGAAACGCAGGTAGACGTATATGAATCCCCGCATGGAGCTCCCGGAAGTTGGACCCTTCAAAACTCTGCCGTGATCACGGCCAGCAGTCTCGGAGCGACGAATATTTATAACAGTTGGGTCTATATCAATCAGGTGACCGGAACCTGGTATATGCTGCTTGATGTCGGATCGGTAGAATATGGATTCTCTGATTATGGACTGACCTCCACAGATGGGCATGGCGTGACCTGGACGGCTGTGACAGGAAATCCGGTCCTTCCCAGATTAGCTGCGCCATGGTTCACCTATTACGGGGGTAAATATTATTGCTGGGGTCTTTCCTCGATGACGAATGCTATTCTCCCGAGTGATCTATATGAATATTCGGCAACCAATTTTACCGGCCCGTGGACGATGGTGCAGACCGGTTCGATCGCTCACCGATTGACTTCACTGGAAGGAGTTAATGGGATAATCGGTCAGGTAGCCGATCCGGCTCTAGTCAGTCTCGGGGATAGCAGTACGCTCCTGCTGGTGGCGGTCACGGCTAACGGAAATGGGAGTGGCGGGTCTCAGATAGCGGCCTATCGCTCTCCTTTATCGATCACTAAACTGATCACCACATCTTCTGAGCAAAATGCGCCCTTTACGCCGGAATGGGAACAATTCAATGGAGGAAATATTGCCTATAATAATGGCAATGTCGGCATTGGGATCAATACGCCATTATGGCCTTTACAGATCGGAGAAAATCCGGGAAACTACATTCAGGGATATCCCGGCGCATCCGCGATATATGCCCGTAATTTTATTTCCAGTACTTCTTTTGGTAATACCATCCTTGGCTATAATCTATATGAAGGGGCATATGGAGGATGGCAAATTGCTGACAGCACGGCAGGTGGTTATGCATTTGACCTGACGAGCAGCGGCATCACAACTTATTATGCCGCAGGAGGGGCCGGACATACGATCCCGCTTCCTCTAAATCTAGGTAGCTGGAAGTACGCCAGTGCAAATACTACTTCCGTTTTTACCCTCGGTGCGGCTGCCGGGGTGGCCAATGGAAGATTATTATTCAACGGAAATGGAGATGATTTATCGGGAGCATCCATTCAATGTATAATCGGGTCCCTGTCTGCCGAATTCGGGAATATCACTACGGGAACAATCAATACCGATTATCTAAGCACCGGAAATGCCGGGGCTGGAAATTTGGGTATTGGCCCCACGAAGGCTTTTGCAGCCAGCTCCACCGGCACAACAAATTTGGCCGTTCTGGCCTCTCTTTCATCGTGCAGTTCTTGCGCAGGGAATACGGCAATCGGGGCCGCCTCGGGAGCGTCTATGACGACCGGGGATTACAATACTTTTATAGGGTCTAATTCAGCGACCAGCGGCACAGTGACCGGTAATTTCAATGTCGCTGTAGGCCGTTCTGCGGCCGCCAATTTGGCCGGCGGATCAGAAAATACAGTAGGAGGGGCTGATGGCGGCCGGGCGCTTACTTCTGGCGCTTTTAATACGCAATGGGGAGGAGAGGGGATGTATCAGGGGGCGGACGGCTTTGCAACCCCCGCGGGAATTGATAGCTCGACTTGTATAGGTTATGCCTGCCAGGTGACGCAAAATAGCACGTCAGTTGTGGGGGGCTATGGATTATACCGGACGCGAGGTGGCCAGGGTATCCCGGCTCCGCAGGGAAACTGGATCATTAACAATGGGCTGGGAATAGCCGGGCACTCCGGTTTTGGGTTTTTACTCCCGTCGATAGCGACGACCGCTCTTTCCGGCAATGGAACACAAATGACCCTGACTTTCGCTACTCAGTCCTTTGCACCTTTTATAGCCGGTCAGCAAATTTCAGTCTCCGGTGCCGCTCCTTCCGGATATAATGGTGTATGGACGGTCTCCTCGTGTACAACTACCAGCGTCGTCGTTGTTGGAACGGTCACCGGGTCTCAGACTTCTGCCGGAACGATCATCACCGATGGAGAGCCAACGGCAACCGATTACGGAACGTGGGGGGCGTATGGAGAGCATGTATATTACCGGAGCCAAAGCGGGACCCTTTATGACTGGAATAACCCGGCTACCCCAACCCTACAGCAGGTATTAACGGCTGGATCAACCTTGACTGGTAATAATACAATCGTAATTGGTTCAAATACGCTGACGATCGGTGGTGGAACTTTTGCCGGGGCGAGCAACACAAATGCCACGTTTGCTCATTTTGTAGGTAATTCAAGCAGTCCTACCATCGCCGCTGGGAGTGGTGCGGGTAGCAGTCCTACTGTTTCCGTTACCGGAACGGATCAGGATGGTTTAATTGTGATCACAACCGGAACTCTCCCATCCGGGTCAACCGCTACTATAGTGACAGTAACATTTTCTGCGTCATTTCCGAATAATACCTTCATAACCCTCACCCCAGCAAATATAACAACCGCTGCCCTTACCGCAGCCCAAGTTTATCCCACTGGAACGACCACTAATTTCAGTATTATATCCAACGTCACTGCTTTAACAGCTGCAACGCAGTATTCTTGGTTTTACCATGTTGGGGCAAATTAGTAATAAATGAAATACGCATCCACCATACTATTTTTTTTTATCCTCCCCTTCCTTGTACATGGGCAGGTAAAGACAGTCAGTCCTTCGGATAGCTTGAAGAAATATCAAAAACTAGCCATGAGGGACCGTGATTCGCTGAATAAGTACGTTAAATTAAAAAACCAGCGCAAGCAGATTCATTATTATCAGCTATCCGAGTTTAGAAGAATGCAGCTTAAATACTGGATGGAGGAGAAAGACGCCATTGACGCGCAGAAAAGGAGAAAGAAAAATTGAGGTATTTACTGACCATATCCTTATTGTTGATGATCCTCGCGGCACAGGGGCAGTATTCCACGAATGCTCGTTACTATGAATCTCCCGGTGAGTACACCATGTTTTTTAAACTGCACTACAATACACCGGGCATTGCCTATGCCGTCACCACGGATAATACGATAGCTGGAACCGGGAATACCGGAGCACAGGGGATACCAACGGAAGTCGTTACTCCTATCCCCAACGAACCAATGGACGGTGTTTGTACGGGACTTCATGACGGCGGCATGTGGTCAGCAGACAGCGGACGCGTCTTTATGGGTGGGTTGCCAACGAATTGCCAATTGGGCAATGGCCTTACCACTGGCCCATCAACGATGTATGAAATATTGACGGATGTCAACGGGAATCCATTCTATGGCATTACCGCTATGACAGCGGGATGGGGTCCGGTGAGCGGTGTTCCGTTCTATGCGTCCATTGAAAGCGATACCTGCACTCAAGTAATGGCATGGGGGAATCTCACGAACCTTGGAGGATCATCTTGCGCCAAACCGACTTCATTAGGGGCGATGCCTGGGGGGAGGCATCCGCATAAAATTCTAGCCTATAATAGTTCCCTGCATTGTATTTGTACGGACGGAACATTATGGGTGATTGGCGGCACTGATGACTACGCGGCCAACACCGGAGTTAACGCCACTCCGACCACATGGACGCAGGTGACACTACCGGGCGGCCAATTGGCCTCTTTTATAGCGAAAGGAAACGGGTTTGCCTATGTCATTTCTCAAACCGGTCATCTTATATTCTTCGGAGAGTATGGGTGGCTCGGAGAAAACACGAATAGTAACGCTTTTAATCCCATCACCACTCCTACGCAAGTTGACAGTTATTATCCATCTGCTATTTTTCCCATCGATACGATGATTGCCGCGCATGTGGGATATGCTATCTTGAACACCTCGAATGGTCTGTTCACTGGTGGATCGAATGAAGTTGGTTTTTGCGGAACGGGGCCGACAATCAATTGGCCCTTGTATACCACACCAAATGGAACAACGCCATATAACGGCAGTCCTCCCGAACCTTACAATTGGTTCGTGGGAATGGGTCAATACGTGAGCCAATGTACGCAGATTGCTAAAGGTTCTCCTGCCGTTTGGAATAAACTATTCGGCGGTCCGCTCTATAGCCTTTACTTTATCGCAGAAGACACGGCTGGGAACAGGTATTTAGCAGGTAGGGGTAAAGTTATCCCCGATGGTATGATCTGGGCTGACAGTTTGGGTAGTCGGATCGCCGCCGCGTATCACATGGGGCATAATGTGATGTATTTTGCAAAGGTATTGGACTTTTTTTCCATCACTTCTAGCATCATATCCAGTTGTCCCGGTTGCAATACAGGGTTTTTGACCGGAACACCATGTTCTTATGGAACAGACGCGCCAAGTCGACCGAATACGAACCTGCACTGCAATCTCGTCGTCACGCCTTTTGCCGGTGGTTTTAATTGGTCCATTGCTACAAGCACCACAGATGCGACACATAAGATCATGCCGGTTAATAGTTATATCGTTCAATCCGCAGGCACTTCAATCAATTTGGGAGTGCAAGCAGGGCAATCAGGCACCGTTGTTGGTGTTCCGTCTGGCAACTATTCCCTGATTGATACGATGCTGGATAACTCATACGACACCGTAGAGGGAACGGCTTCTTTCACGGTGCCATCAGCAACACAAACAGGATTCTATATTGATACAGCCGGGGCAGGAAATGACGCGAACGCCTGCACCTTAGCAGCCCCTTGTGCGAGCAAATCACATGCAATTAGCTTGATGACTTCGGGTGATACCCTATACATGAAATGCAATGATATTTGGTATTCGACCACTTATCCGATCAGCGGAATAGTCATCACTTCTTACGGAACAGGAAGCAAGCCTAAAAACAGGGGTTATATAACAGCGACAATTTGGACTTCGATGGGGAATGGGATATATGAAACCTACATTCCCAACGATAGGGCTACCCTAAATTGTGTCACTATAGACGCCGTGTTGGCAGGGATGGGACGCTATCCTGATACCGGGTATTTGACCTATACCGGACTTACTTCAAGTACGCTAACATCGGCGGCTATAACCAGTTTGCCTTACTCTTATGCTGGTGGAACGGTTTGCATACGACCTGAGTTTTCAGACTTGGATACCCTTCACATCAGCGCACAAGGAAGCACCACGCTGACACTCGCCACTTCGCCAAGCATATTAGGCGGACGAGGGAATGGGTTCTTTTTTATGAACCAACCGAACACGTTACTAACGACAACACGCATAGGAAGTTGGTATAACAACTGGTCAAAAGACAGCCTTCAAATGTACTTTGGATCGGCAGGTCCAACCGGTCATGTGGTCAAGATCTCAGTATTGGATACAGGGATTTATTTAACCAGCAATGTCACTGTATCGAATGTAGATTTCGAATACTTCAACCAATACAGCATCTACGGCAACAATGTGAGCAATGACTATTTCGATAGCTGCAAGTTTAATTACGCCGGTAATAATGCGATGACAGGTAATAACGTTGGACATTTTACTTTTCGGTACGACACCATGAAATATGCGAATAACAATTTCGCCTTTGTCACCGGGTCCAGTTCTACTTATAATGTGATGCAATACTGTCTACTGGATAGTGCAGGTATGACGGCAGGCATGGGGCAAACAGGATCAGGGAACGGGTACAGCGCATGGACTTGGAACTACGGGTTTTCGACTTATCAATACAATACCTTCCTTAACTCAGGGTACAACGGACTTTCCTTTGATGGAGATAGCGTAAATGTATCTCACAACTTATTTGAATTGTATTGCATGGTTAAATCTGACGGAGGAGGTATATATACTTGGGACCCGTCTGCGCAAAGCTATCCGAATGGCAGGAATGTAACATATAACCTATGCCTGTTTGGCGGTTCTGCCGGAAGTGGAATCGTTTACAATTATCAGGATATGTCATTCGGCACCTATTGGGACAACTACGCCACAAAGACAACCGCATCGTACAATACGTTAGCATACAACGCATCCGCAGGTATGTTCAATCATGGAGCGTCCAACACTTTCGAATATAATAATCTTTATGGTAATTTAAACTCCCAATTTTTCAATGCCGAAGTTACCAGCCATGCCATAACAGGAACAGTTTATAAGAACAACATTCACGGGATAACCGGTTCTGCCTCGTCAGTTGAGCTTGCAACTCCCAATAACGACTTGAGTACTTTCTGTTCTGCCTGTGATAGCAACTATTATTTGGCTCCCACAGGAAATTTAGGTAGCTTTTATACTTCAAGCAGTAGCGATCCAGGAACAAGCAGGAGCTTAGCAAGTTGGCAATCTGATTTAAGCTATGATCTTCACAGTTCTTTGCAGGGCGGTAATCTTTCATTCGTGTACTCAGTACCGACAGCAACGCTTAGTTTAGGAGGAAACTTTAAAGATGCGTTAGGAAATATTTTCCCCGGAATCATTAACTTACCCTCGTATTCATCCAGAACGCTTTTGCAGTTGCCTTGCAGTTGTCTACCCGTTCCGGTTGATAACGCAATAAATGTCAAATAAATTTTATGAAGAAAATAATATTCGGACTTTGGTTGCTTCTGTCAATAACTGTCAAAAGTCAAAGCCTTTGTCTTCAAACGATGTGCACCGCCGCTCATGCTAGGGTTGGCGATACGGTTATGTTAGGGGCCGTTCTTACAGCGGCCAATCTTTATCAGGGAGTGGCATATACCCAAACCTCTGGCCCCAATACTGCTTCCTTAATCACCATGCCGGCGGTATATGTAGGATCGGTATCGGCGCAACAAAACGTAAAAGTGACTGGGTTGGCAGTAGGAACGTATTTATTCAAAGTTGTCGGCACCGATCAGAAAGGCGCGGCCATCACCGGAGTAGATTCTATTGTGGTAGCAGCGGCAACGCCTTGTCCTGTGGTTCCGGGGCCTCCAACTTTTAGCGGTATTACGGTGACATTGTTCGGGGTGCCCGTGGTCATACCAGCCGGGCAGGGCACTAAGGTGACATTTTTATACAATGGTGTTACTCAAACTGTGACATTTTGAGATATGAAAATATCCGTAAGAGAATACGTAGATAATCAAGTGGGATGGATGAAACAATACCATGATGCTGATATTAGATCAGTACGGGAGGCAGTCGATAAAGTGGAAGCAACCAACACGCAAAAATTCGCTTCTCAAAACGAATGGCGTCAAAGTTTTAAGGACCAACAGTCTGCCTATGTAACGCGTCGTGAATTTTGGGGCGGAATATTGGCAGTGATACTCGCCCTTTTAGCCTTATACTTTAGAAGATGACAGAGCGTAAAAAACCAAAGAAACTAGGCCCAAAGGATGCTAAGGTTGCCGCCATTTTGGTTGCGCTGGAATATAAATCGTTGGAAGATTGCGACAAGATATTGGCATTTATCAACGGTTTGCCGGTAAATGGAGGGATTAGGCCAAACAATGGGGTGGTTTAAGAGTGAGAATTATATAATATTTCCTATATTTATGTAGTGAGCTAACGGTATAGGTATTGCTATATTACATGCAAATTACCTTTATGACGGAACTAACAATAAACAACCCATTACCGGAAGCCCGCTTACCGGCTAAGTTGGTAACAATGACCTTCAATCCGATAAATATGAATCCACAGGAGCAAGCGGACAAATCAGAGCGGGAGGAGAGATACAGGGTCTCTCAGGATGATGTGTCGGTGATTCGAAAAGAGGTCAACAAGTTGACGCAAGTGGTCGGAGAATTGGCTAATGAACAACGCGATCTTGCTCAGTCATTGCGTGGCAATAATTTAGGAAACAAAGGGCTTATTAACCGAATAGAAATAGGGGAGCAAACTATTAACGAGGTAAAAGAATCAGTAGATGGCTTAACAAAACGATTGGATAAAATTGTCGCCGAAGCCAAAAGCCGGGAAACATACGTTAGGATTATTTGGGGGCTCATTTGCTTTGTGGTAGGTACTATTTTCGTTGCAATCATTGACAGACTAATTCCATCAGGTAAAACAAAATAAAATATATATGGCAACAACAACTCCCACCTCACCAACACCGCCTCAAAGCGTAGGACTTCAAAATCTTCTCAGTGCCTTACGAGCTATAGGAACGCTTATAGGTGCTTATCTCGTAGGACATGCCGTGTTTGGGCATACCATCACCGCTGATATTTGGCAGGTAGTTGGCGGCGCGTTCCTAACCGTGGTTTCTACAGCGTGGGGAATTTGGACCAAAACAAGCAACATTGAAGGCATCGAAAGTGCTGCACGATCTGTTATATCCGCATTAGGAGGGTTGGGCGTATCTGCCGGGGTGATATCTGGTCAGCAACTTGCTGCTATCCTTGCCGCCATTATTCCCATTGCTACGTTCATTCAAAGTGCACTGGCAAAATCAAAGACACAGCAAATTGCAGCCGGAACAGTCGCCGCAACGGCATCTGGTAAAGTCGTAACCAAATAAATAAATTTTATATGTCAATCTTTAGTTGGGTAGGGAAAGCCGCTAAATCAGTCGGCACATGGCTTTCAAAAGCCTTTACGGATATTACGGCGGATGCAGCCCCCGTAGCCGTTGCTATCATCGAAGAATTGAAAACATTGTGGGGCACCGGCGCACCTGGATTTCTCGCTTCTCTGGCAGATACCATTCTTAAAAGCCAGTTGCCTAGCGAGATAGTGACGGCAATCGGCAACGCGCTCCCTACATTGTTGGCTGATGCTCTGGCACTCGAAGGATTAGCAACCAACCCAACCGCCGCTCAAATAACCACATTTGAACAAGCTGTATTAGCAGCCTTCAAAGTGAGCCCAGATACATCACAGCTTTATTCCACATTGGGAGCGCAGATTATAGCCATTATACGCGCCAATACAGCACCCGGACAGAAATTCACATTTGCCGTGTTAGTTAATGATTTGGAGACAGCATATCAGGACATGATCTCAGACCAAGCCGCCGCCGCATAATGAAAAGGCCGAAGGTAGATATCTTCTGGCTTATGATCTGGTGGTTGTTCCTTACTTTGCTTGTTATTGTTTTTTTCGGTATCTTGGCTGCAAAATTGAAATGATTATGTATATCAAAACATGGAAGATCATCGTAGGATGTGTACTGGCTTTGGCTATCGCTGGTATTGCTTTTACATCCATTCGTAATTACGCTGCCACTCATTACGATCATCAATACACGCAACGATGACTAAATCAGATATAGCCAGACTAATGTATATAGCCATACTTATTTCTTGCGCTATTGTTATATTCATGGCTGTAACTACTAAATCAGTTGAAATTATATGGAATGTAAGACAGCAATAGTGGGGGCACAAGGGTTCGATTACAATGCTCCGATTTCAGGAGGTCAAGCGGCAGCATTAAAAGCGGCTGGAATGGACTTCGCAATTCGGTACGTCCCATTGAACGCAGCCGATAAAGCAGGGCATATTACCGGACTTGAATTGCAGGTTCTCCTGACATCTGGATTAGCTGTCATTCTTGTACAAAATGTCGATGATCCAGGTTGGTTGCCAACGGCAGCCCTTGGTCTCGCTCATGGCTCCTATGCCGCGTCTTATGCCAAAGCTATCGGATATCCAACAGGTGGGCCTATTTATTGTGATCTCGAAATGGTATCTCCAAGTTCGGCCAGTGCTGACGTTATCGCGTATTTGAATAGTTGGATGGACGAAGTTTCATCCGCCGGATTCATTGGCGGTCTATATGTTGGTTATCAGCCGGGCCTTACAGCGGGTCAACTATATTCCGACATTAAAACAAAATCATATTGGGCTGCTTACAACTATGATGATGGAGTAGCCACACGCGGGTTCCAGATTATTCAGCACGTGCAAAAGTCTATAGCCGGGTTAGAGGTCGATCCAGACACGATACAGGTTGACGAGCTTGGCGACTTGCCGGTATGGGTAACGAATTGATTATAAACTTTGTTCGCGGGTTTTAGGGGTTAAGCCGGAAGTCTGTAAAAAGATTTTCGGCTTTTTATTTGATGGTTTCCCGAATATTCACGTATATTGTGCAATATGAAGGCGCTTAAAACTGAAGATTCAATTAGGAGTATTAACGAAGCCGTTTTATCTCCCAAAGAGCTATCGTACCTTTCAATGGTCTCTAAGGGGATGTCCTCAACCGAAATAGCAGACAAAATGTTTGTTAGCGTTCGTACCGTTGAAACGTGGCGCGAGAAAATTATCAGAAGGGCCCAAGCAAAAAAGATCATAGAAGTAGTGTCGGAGGCTATTCGAAGTGGCTTAATTTAAATGACCCGTTTTTAAGATCGTACCTATCCTATTAATTCAACTCGCTAAAATCTATCGCCATGCACCTATTAATGTCCAGTACCGCTAACACCATTTTATCTTTCATCATAGGCTTTGTAGTAGGTGCTTTGGCTATAGCCTTTTGGTATGGGAGAGCGGTTGTAAAAGAGGGTGAGGAATATTGGGATGAAAGAGATATCTACAGCAAACCACCACTTAGGAAAGTAAAATAGGTTTCAAAGGCAAGAATCGTTAGACAGTCGGCCTGATTCGCTCAGGCTGACTATATTTTAA